AAGGTTTGATCGCATTAGAAACGCATACTTTGAACAAATTCAAGTTCCTGATACTTCATTTGCTAACATGATAAAAAGTAACACTTCTGCTGAAAATAAAGAATTAATCTTTGCTGATGCTAAAGCCAATGCGGAAGACTTGGGAGGCGAATGGGAAAAGCTTTTCTATAATGAAATGATGATTGTAAAGAAGTTTGCAGGCGTAATGTTTAGTAAATATGCTAAAGTATTCGAGACTATTTCAGTAAGGAGTATTATATCACCTTATTCAATCAACACCAAGAAAGAACGTGCTGAATATGTTGCCGTAGCAGGAGACGCAATGAGCTTAGAAACTAAAATAAAGGTATTGGACGAGGTTGATGACATACAAGCCGAAGTTGATTTGATTCAAGGTCAAGATTCAGCTGCGGCTAATCAATTAATGCCATAATGCCCGGTAAAACCACATATGACTTACTACATGCCCGGAATATTGACCAATACGCAAGGCAAGTTCGGGCATCTTATTTGAAAGCAATAAAGCAAGTTTCTTTAATTGCCAAGAATGCCCGTTTAGATGCTCAAGATTCGTTTTACTTTAAAAACAATAAGAATATACAGCTTAAAGTTAATAATGTCTTAAAGGAGCTGCAAAACAACGTGTATGGCACTACGGTGACTGGGATTAATAGTGAATGGGAATTAGCTGTTGAAAAAAACAATGCAGTAGCTCAAAAAATATATGGTAAAAATTTAGATCAATTGCCTGAAGACTATAAAGCAAAGTATCTATCCAATAATGACGAAGCAAGGCTTGATTTCGTTAGTAGAAAAATGAATGGATTAGGGTTGTCTGATAGGGTTTGGAATAACACTCAACAATTTAAACAGGAATTGGAATTGGCCTTGGAAACTAGTATAGGCAAAGGAAAATCAGCACGGAGTATTGCCAGTGAAATTACTCAGTACTTAAATAATCCAGATAAGTTATTCAGAAGGATTAAGGACAAAGAAACAGGAGTAATGCGCCTTAGCAAAGCAGCTAAAGCATTCCACCCCGGACAAGGAAAGTATAGAAGTTCATATAAAAATGCTCTACGATTAGCAAGGAATGAAACTAATTTTAGTTATGAAGGCAGTAATCACTTGAAACAACAACAGCAGGACTTCGTGGTTGGTATAGAGATTAGAACCAGTCCACAACACGTAGCTTCTGATGATAAGGGTGGAATAAGCTGTATTGATTTACAAGGCAAGTATCCCAAGGACTTTGATTTCACTTATAAGTGGCACGTCAATTGTAAATGTATGTCTTTAACTATATTGAAGACTAAAGAAGAACTTGACAAAGATTTAGATAGCATCTTAGCTGGAAATGAGCCTAATAAATCAAGCATAAACAAAGTGAAAGTATTACCAAAAAAATATACCACTTATTTAAAAGACAATAAAGAAAAGTTTGATAATTGGAAAACAATGCCCCGGACGTTTGAGAATAATCCTATTAATAAATAAAAACCCGGCTCTATCCAGAACCGGGCTGACACCCAAATCCAGCTGATTTCACTCAGCTTTATTTTTTTCTTCAAAAAATACCCCAACCTTCTTTATAGCCTCCTCGGCTTCCATTCGTACCATAGTTTTATGAATTATAGTGAGTACAATTTCCTTTTTCTCCTTCGTTTAAATCTAATCCCCATCTACAACTATCCATATACTCATCTATTCCATTAGTAATCATATATTGACATGTTTTGCACGTTCCTGGGATTATTCCTAGTGTTTCCTGACTTCTCCTTTGGCATTCTTTTAATGTCTCAATTGATTTTGAAAGGGAACCACTTATAGTTTCCAAGGATTTGAGAGTTTTTTGTGACATATTAGTTTCCTATTTTAATTTTAAAATAAATCTTGTTATATGTTGCCCTGTAATAATTAGTAGTTTCATTCATATTAGATAATATAGGGTGGGTACATTCATGTTTAACTCCTAATTGCAATCGTTTAAAATCATAATGTAAATTGAACATGTAATTGGATTCTAAAGGCTTGAAAGTATATTTGCTTTCTTGGCTTTTATCGAAATAGGTATCAATGGTATTTTCTAAGTGAAAATTATGGTAAGATAATCCAATTAGAATGCTGGAGTAATAAGATACGGGAGATGATTTCACGGTATGGTTTCCAGCATTATAGGTATACATTGAGTGGTTCCAATTAGTCAGCCCTCCTTCAAATTCAGCATAAGGTTTAATTTGAGAAAGGGAAGACAAGGATACTAATAACAAGAATAACAAAAGTTTTAAAGTTTTCATATTAGTTAAGTATTATTTGAAACATATTAGGTGCAAACGTTCTGATTCTAATATTCATCACTTTGTTAAATGATTTTAATAGAGTGTTATGATTCAACGTATTGTCCAAATGATTTATAAATTGTTCCATTAATTCATTAGGAATACCACTGTGGCAATTTATAAACATCCCGATGATTTCTTTTTTGGTGAATGGTTTACTGTAAAACATAATTTGTCAGTTTTAATTGTTTTTCACCCAAAATCCCCGGCTCTCTTTCGAAAGTCCGGGGCAAATCCCTCGTCAGACTGACAAGGAACTGAGAGGAATTATTTTGTTAAAGTAAGTTCAATAGCTCTTATTATATTGTAATGAAATCCATTACTTTTTAAACCATGTGCATAATAATGAAATCTTACCGTACAGTTATTTATTTTTTCTTTCAAAAATTCTTGTTTTAATACTCCTGAATTTGAATTAGTATGTAATCCAAATTTTCATAAATCCTTCTTGAATAATCTATTCCATTAGCTTTTAAAAAGTAAAATACGCCATTTAATCCTTTTTCAGTATAAACTGAACTAATCTGTTTTTTTAAATTTGAAGTTCTCATAATTGTCAGTTTTAATGTTTGTTTATGAATTCTTATACGGTAAAAATAATATAAAGGTTTTGATTTTAAAACTTTTTTTAAAGATATTTTAAACAAACCTTTAAAAATACGGATTAATTTATTTGATATCAATTAGTTATCTGTACCATTATTTTTTCTTATATTTACTCATTAATTATAAAAAATAAATAAAATGTTTGAAAAAATCTTACAAAAATTAAAAGAACAACGAGGAACAAACTCCTCAGTTTCTGATAGGTCATTGGAAGACCTTGCCAAATCTTGGGTTCCATTCATTACGACTGAGGAAGTATTAGGGACAGTTGATTTTACCCCTATGATCAAGACTATTGAAGGGAATATTAATCACAATTCTGCGGAAGCCGCTAAAAAAGCTGCTGAAGATGCAAAAAAATTAGGATTGTCCAAAAAAGAACAAGATGAGGCTGCTAAAAAAGCAGCAGAGGATGCTGAAAAAGCTAAAAATCAAGGTGGAACCGGTTCTGATGAGCCTCCAGCTTGGGCTAAGAAAATTATGGATGATATCAGCAGTCTCAAGACCGAAAAGTTGACAGGTTCCAGAATAGAAAAGTTGAATGCTTCTTTGAAAGATGTGCCGAAATGGTTTTCCAATCCCATATTATCCGGGTTTCAAAACACATCTTTTGAAAATGAAGAAGCTTTTGACGCTTATCTAAAGAACATAGAGACAAACCGGGATGCCTTCCAATTAGCCGCAAAAGAGCAGGGACTCAACACCACGTTGCCACTTAATTCGGTAAAGTTACCCAAGGAAGATGGTCAAACCCCGTTGATTGCTGACGCTCGTGAAATTGTTAATAAAGCAAAAGAAAAACAACAAAAACAAACAACGTAAAAAGATGCAACAAATTACGAAAACAGCTGAAAAGCTGACCAAAAAGAATATCATTAATCGCATTAGTGATGTTCCTGGTGGAGTATCTTTGGTTTTATCGACACTCGTGCCAGGTAATGCCGTATTGGAAGGAACTCCACTTTCTGCGCCTTCAAGTGGGATCAGGTCTGTATGTAAACAGGCTCAGATTCTTACTGGTTCTTCAACTACTGTTTTCCGGGTGAAAGCAGGAATGCATAATTTTAAAGTAGGTGATTTCATTATGCGCATTGCTGGTGGATTAGCTTATGCTGTAACTGCCGTGGCTACTAATGTTGGAGCAGTAAATGCTGCAGATATTACTGCCAAGTATGCTAATACTGGGGACTTGTATGATACTATCACTATTGGAACAGCTGTTGAATCAGCTACTGTAGGTGGTTATATCTATCAGGCTGCTGCTCAAAGTGCTTCTACAACTAGTGCTCTGTTACTAGCTGCTGATACTATTATAAAAGAAGCTTTCGTGGTTCCAGCTGCTGCGTCGCAGGTTATTTGGATGGCAGATGCTTACATTCGCGCTGATGTAGTTGAAGGTTGTATTGGTAGTCTCTACCTTGCCACCCTGGATGTAAATGAGGTTAAATACTAATCCTTAAAATAAAAGAAAATGGGAAAAAATAAAAATCTGAACTTGGGTTCATTGATTACAGTTCAGGATATACAAGGATGGTATCAAGACAACCCTCTTATGCCCTCAAAAGCGCAAATGGCTTTTC